CCTTATCAACAGTAGGAGTAGTTGCAGAACGCATAATAATTCACCTTTCTCATAAAAAAATCTCGCATAATTGTTATTATTAGAGGTTAACGTTAACACTTTTGAGGTGATTGCATAAATATTCGTAACTTATTCAATCATGTATATCATCACACCTTTCTCTTAAGAACCTTAATCTTTTGCTTTCTATTTTCTTCTTTAACAGCCAAATACTCAGCAAAACCAAGATCAGTTTTTGATAACTCTAATAAATTTTTATCACTAACAAACTTTCTCCTTTCAGCTTTAATATTAGCATATCTATCAGGGTCAGTCAACTCTAATTGCTTTAAATAATACTGAGGAATTGAAATCTTTAGACCACCTTCGGATGTCGAAAGATTAATAAATTGATAATCAAGACAATCAGGGTGTAAATCAAGATACTCTCTACCTAAACCAGGCTTCCGAGACATAAGAGCAAATTCTTTAATTACATTTCTCTCAGAATAACTAACAGCAGCATCACCATTTAACTTCTTTGTCACATAGCGACCAACATAAGCACATACTTTCCAATTAACATCAGCAAGAAGTACATGACCATGAGTCCATATTTCTTGCATCCACGAAGAAACATAGAAGGGTTGTCCAAGATCATTCCGGCTAAATAACTGCACATCACTAATATCAGACAATCCAAGGCCGAAAATAATAGCATGATAATGAGGGCGTAAGGTTTGATCACCATATTCACCTGCAAGATAAAAACGAATCTTTTCTATACCTAAATCTCTAAAACAATGCTGTCTAAGCCTCTTCATAAAATCCTGACAATCTTTCTTATCTAACGTAGCAAACAAAGGAAAATTGTCCTGACTAAACTGCGACCAGTGAGCATGTTCATTATCGTAAGTAAGAGTAAGAAAAACAGCTTTCTGTTGTGTTTCTAACTCCAACATCATTCTATCAGCCCATTTACGAGAATAATCTAAACGGCAGCCTATACAATGACCACAGGGTATCAGAATACCATTATTACCATAAACATCATCTAAACTATGACTTAATAAATACTCTTTCTTAATTACATATTTTTCTTTACCATTCTCTCCGATACTACCTGAAGGAAAAGCTACCAAAGGATGGTAACAAGACATATTTGTATACTTTAGACAAGTGCCAAGCGTCGCCAGAGGTCACAAAAAATTTAACGAAACTGTGCACTATTACTAAAAATCTCCTTTCTTTTGACAACTCAATAATATCGTTGCTTATAGCACAGAAACTCAAACTGTGTCACTCGGCCCCATTGAATCAAGTAATCAATGGGGCCTCGTGACAGAACAAGTTCTGTCTATAACCAACTAACTAAACGGGGGTTCCCGGGGCTTGCAGCCCCGGACCCTGCATCTGAGGGCTACGCCCTCAGACTCCCACTTCGCTACGCTCGTAAGTGGCGCCTTTGGCGCCTTAAATCAACTTACGATTAGATCCAGTAAGAGCCTTTTGTAAAACCGTAACAATATTACTCAACTTAGATGGACTCTTTGTCTCACCAGTTTTACGATTGACAACTCTAACATTTTTAGAATTTTCAACAGTACGTTTATAGCTTTGACCAACTTGCTGTCCTTTAAAATAAGTATAATCATTATCATACTTAGCTTTACTCTGACCTAAAGCACCATGAATAAGACCAGCAGCAGCGTTATAAAGACCTTTACCAGAAGACAAAGCCTCGGCTATACCATCAGCCAATGTAGGATTATCATTTAAATCAGCCTGACCATCAGCAGATGCAGCAGCTGCATAAGAAGCAGCTGCACTAGTCTCCTGAACGTCCATCATTTTAGACATGAGTTCAACCATAGCACCAACCATAGAAGTATCTGCCGTCGCTGACGCTCCGGAAGGAGTAGAAGCACCGCCAAGACGGGCGGAAAGAATAGGGTTAAGACCTGCGGCCTTCAGATCAGCAACCTCACGTTGATGAGCAGTATTGCTCATACGTTCCTGAAAATCCATTTGTTTCTGCGCCTGCTCGGCGCTCCAAGAATTATTAAGATTAACCTGATTCTGCAAGGCAGCATAATAAGAACCTAAATCATCCATATAACACGCGTACCGGCGCACATGACGCGCACGCACGCGCGCGCATTAAAGTGAGGGAGATATTGCGCACGCACGCACGCACGCATGAACACCGGCACGCACGCTCCTTTCTAAGATTAAATTATTATGCTCGCCATGCACCGAACCATCTCACCCAGTTTGCGAACTGGGATCGATGGCCACGGCGCAAGGCATTAATGATGATCAATAAGACCAGGAATAGAATAAACAGGCATAGGACGAGTACAGATATTCTTTACATAAAAATCTGCAAAAACCTGATGTGCAACAGCACTAGAAACACTAAGAACACGATCAACATTGTTCTTGTCTTCACGAATCCACGAATCAGAAAGATGAGGTGTAGTCTGATAATAGTCTGAAAGATGCCAAGTAGCCAGAGAATTCTCTACACCGGGGCGCATCTCACCACTACAACGTGATTGCTTAAAGCGATAATCATACCAAGCTTCCTGATATCCCCAAACAGAATTATATCTGTTTTGTGGATCAGAAGGATCATGAGTCTGATAATAAATTTCATCAGTATATACCATCTGCTCACCAAGGTTCGCAAATACAGGCCAATAGAAATCAAGTTTACCAGTACGGAGCCACATTCTCTCAAGACCTTGAGGATAACTATGATCATAACGAGCAACACAGACTCCTATAATATATCCATGTTCTTCAAAAGACTTTGTGAAATCCTCATGAACATCAGAAGTATTAGACATAGCACCAAGATCACCAAGAAAAGATTCAGCACCTTGAGAAGTATTAGCAACCTGATGAATAGAAAGAGGAAACCTATGACCACCAAGATATTCAGGAATCTGCATCCGAGCATCAGAAGATATAACAGAAAAATGTTCTTTCAGAATCTCTCGATATCTGGTGCCAGCTCTGGCATTTTTCTCAAAAAATTTCTGAAGCTGAAAAGCCTGACGAAGTTCATTAATAGTAATACCAGTTTGCGAAAGATCAGCCCAGAGATTATCAAAGTTAAGCCTATCACCAACATTAGTGGATAAAGCATAAACACCACCAGAGGAACTATCTTTCTGAAGCCTATACCTAGTATTATCAGAACCGCTAATATCACGAACAGTAATAGGAATACCAGGTTCAAAAGGATGAGTACCAGCTTTAGCATAAACAGGCGCAAAATGAGATTCAAAAGCACCTAGCTGACCAACACCTTGTGAACTAGAAGCAGGAAATAAACCTACTGACACGCCTTTCTGAGGACTCGGAAGCGAACTACTAAATAAATCATGGTACTTTGCAGCCTTAAAAGGATAACCTCCAGAAGGAACAGATGTCATATCAGGAGAAGAACCATTAGTACCTTCAGTAACAGCATCACCAAGATAAATATCAAGAGGATCAGACAAATTCTGATCACGGAACCACTGGTCACAAATCAACGCATAAGCACGAAAAGGAAGAGCAGAAGGATAAACCAAAACTTTTCCAGTTTCATCATGAACACCGGGAGGAATACCAAGATAATCTGCAATAGTACCAACATTCCAACCTGCTGCAGGAGGCTTTATTTTAGGGATAGTATATTCTGTCTGAGGAATCCAAGCAGATTCAGTATTTTCTCCCATGAATTCTTTCCAATGAGTCCAAAGAAGACGCATAGGAACATAAAAATAATATGTATCAAGATATATATTATCCATAATGGGATTCAAAGGAGTCTGAAGCCTAACAACACAGGAAGTAGTAATATTGAAAGTATCGCCAGGTAAAACCTCATCCAAAAAAAACGGTATAACGTCAGCAACGTTAAAAGAAGTTTTATGAGAGGCAGAACGATCAAAAATAGATCGCTGTATATCTACCTGAGGCAATTCTGAAAAATGTGATTCAGCATTTCTATTCATAACCTAAAACTATAAAGGGTAAGCGATAACATCAACAAAACGTGCTACCGGAAAAAAATTACTCTTTAACTTCTCCTTTCTCTTCTTTCTCAATAACTAAATCAGAGGAAGAATCAGAACCAGTCATAACGGACATAATCTCAAACCATTCCTTAGAACCTGCCTGAGCAAGAAACTGGTTACAATCATCATTAAACTTATGCTTAATCTCCACAGGAAGTGAATCAAAATACTTTTTAGAATCAATCTGAACCTGAAGAAATTCTGCATACGTCTTTGGCATCTGAGTGAAATCACCATAGAATCCTTGCCTCTGATTAAGCGCACTAATATCACCATTAACAAAACGAGCAATTAATACATTAATATCACATTCAGAAGCAAAACTATCAATATACTCCTGCAAATTCTGTTTTCCAGACTCTTTAAGTGTAATAGTACCATCCGGATTAACAATAGGAGAAAAAATAACCTTTATAGGATTTCCCGGTTCTGAAAAAATATTATTTTTAAAATATCTCATTATTTCTCACCAAATACACTAGAACCAGTAACCACACATACAGGAGGATTAATAGGATCAAAAATACCAGATTCAGTATCAATAAAACCAAGCTTGAAAAGCTCAAAATCAGACGGGGAATAATTCATAAGACCTTCATTGTTAACAGCATAAGAAAATCCACGAACAGCAGAAGCATCATTCTGTTCAACCAAAAGCTGAGGCTGAAAACCAACTTTATTATCTCTAATAGAAAAAACAGGGTATTTCACAGACGAGTACCTCCTCTATAAATCTTAGCACCAAGATTAATAACTTTTGTACTAGAAGCAGTACGTTTAAAAATTTCCTTATCAACAGTAGGAGTAGTTGCAGAACGCATAATAATTCACCTTTCTCATAAAAAAATCTCGCATAATTGTTATTATTAGAGGTTAACGTTAACACTTTTGAGGTGATTGCATAAATATTCGTA